CGAGCCACAACGTCAACGAAGTTGGCAATCATTGGCTTGGTCATGCCCTCAGGGAACATGTCAGGGTATACCGATACCATGTCACCACGGCGTACAGCAGTGATATCAGCCATACGCTGGTCACGTACTGAGTATCGCTGGCGTAGGTATAGTACCTTGTCAGCGACCTGTTCCATTGAGAGTGCCATGAATATCCTTAAAGATAAGTTGTAAATTGTTCCATTGCTAAATCGTCAAGATTAACAACTGCTTGCTTTGCCATCTGTCGTTGAGTAACAAAGCGGCTAGTTGCGTGCCAGATTTGATTCCCAGAGTGCTGAATCATTTCCTTGGCTTTAATCTCGCAGAACCACAGAGCCATCACAACGTCTGTAGGGTTACGAGTTCCAGGCTTCCAGGTAATCAACTGATTAATTAGAGCCTTAATGCCCTCGTGGTACTGAGGGTCTGGTAGTTCAATGAGGTTATCTCGGTTGTGCTTGTTGCTTGTCATAGTACCAAACAAGCCTTGCATAGCAGCCACACCAAAGTCAGTGTCCCACTTGTTCTTGCCAGTGAAGTGGCTAGAGAATCTAACACCCTTATTAGCCAGATACTGGCGGAACTCTTCGTCCACCTCGTACATTTTCTGGTGGGCGTTGATTTCAATACGCAGTTCTACTGGCTTGTAGGTGTTAATCCAGTCTTCAATGATTGCACGAATCTTACCTGGGGTAGGGTCTGACATATTGTAGGCATCTAGGACTAGACGCTTACCAGACTGACGGTCAATCGCATAGACAACTAACGCAGTCTTTCCTGCCATAGCAGGGTCCATACCAATTAGTGTGACCCATTGTCCGTCTCGTGGATGTCCAGCCGCTCCCACACGGAGAGGACCAGGTTTACGCATACGATTAACACAGGCGTTAACAATCGTTGGATTAAAAATTGCGTCATCGTCTATGTCCTGTTGCTGGTAAACTAGTGCCCATGTTGAGGCAGTCACCTCGCTACGTCTTGCAAAGAGTGCTGGTCCGTCCCATTTCTGGTAATAACCATCTTCATCTGGCTTGGCATCCTCGTCACCATCCCAAGGACGGTCTGAGCGCTCCCAGAGAGTAACCCACTTCTTGGGGTCATCGTGAACTTCTAAAGCGGCTGGCATAGCAAGGCGTGTAAACGGGCTTGCACCACCAGACCAGTGTTCTGGATTGCGAAGTTCTCGGTATAAATCTACAGCACCGATACGGGTGCCTACTATAAGTAACTTGCCGTTCTTACCCAGACGGGTGATTACTTCCTTCTGAAGCCAGTCCAACTGCTTTTCCCACTCGTGGGCATTGGCAGTAGTGATAACGTCATCTAGGATAATCAAGTCTGCACGGGCACCGTAAATCTGACCACCAATACCTAGCGCCTGAAGCGTAGGGTCCTTTTCGGATGAGTCACGGGCTTCTTGACCTAGGTAAACCGTGTCGGTTTTCCAGGTGTCAGAGTCTTCTTTCCAACCACCAGAAGGTCCATAGACCTGCTGCAACTTAGCATAGCGTGGATGGCTAAGGCGTTGCTTGATAGAGTAGACGAACTCACGGGCTTTATTTAAAGTCTTAGACACCACAATGATACGCACGTTGGAATCCATGGCAATACGATAGGTGCTATAGCCTACGGTGATTACGGTGGATTTGGCGTGCTCAGGTGGCACATTAATTAAGATACGGTTCTTGTTGCCCTTTTCATAGGACATGGCTGGATGGAGCCAACTAGGCTCCCTTCCCTCCAGAACGTCAATCCAGTCCTGCTGGTGAGGGAATACTTCGTTACCTAAGAACTCTTTGGAGAACGTGGCGAAGTCTATGTTCTTGCCGTTCTCGCTTCCCAGGGTGACCTTCATTAGGTCTGAGCCAGCAGTTCGGGCTATCTCTAGGTTCTTGGCGAACACAGGGTCTGTGAGCCACTTCTTTAGAACATCGGGCTTGCGCCCCACCATAGCAATAGCGGCTCGCACCTCAATGCCATTTTCTACGTGGGCTATAACCTTGGACTTGTCTTCTCTCAGGCGTACCACATTATGGTGCTCTGCACCGCCCTTGGCTGCCATATGAAGTTATCCTATCTAAAGCATTCACCTAATATCATCTCGTAATAAAATGATATAAAGAACTTAATATAAGAGCGCCGAAAGGCGCTCATAATAGCAGCCCCCAAAGGGCTGCTTTAGGTTGTTAAAGGCAGCCACAAAGGCTGCCATTAGGTTGTGTGCGCAAAGCGCACTTATGTTATTTTATCCTACATATATACTAACCCTGTTACAAAGGGACTGTAACGTTTCGTTACCAAATTGTTATAAACTATTTTTAAAGTCCTTTATCCAATGGGTTTTATATTGTGTGCCTATTACCAAAATACTGGAAAAAATATTTGATGGGAGTCATACTAGTTATTATAATTATTGATTAACAACTGGGGGTCGTAGCCATTTTTATCCACAGGTTATCCACAGGTGTTAATAACTTGTGTATAACTTATCCCCACCCTGTGGACGGATTGGATACAATTATTTAAGCAACCTTTTGGTTGCGTAATTAACATTAAACGGGTGTTGCGTAATGCGGGACAGTCTCCCCACCCGTTTAAACGGGGCGAACAATTTCATTTATAACGATTTGGTAAACATCGGCGTGTCGCCTTGACAAAAGTTATCCACAGATTTCAACCACCTGTGCATAACATTGTGGATAAGTGTTGCACAATACGAAACTTGAGCAGGTGCCATTTTCAGGGCTCCTGTGTCTGTCAGTACCAATAAGGGGCTATAGGGGCTTAGAAGGGCGCTGTGAGCCTCCTAGGGCTATTCCCTTTATTTGCAAGGGTTTTTGAATTATAACGGTTTGGTAAAGAAATGGTAAAGATGACCCGTTTAAACTTGTGCTCATAACTGGACCCCATAGGCTTGGGGCATAGCCCCGAAAGGGGAAACCGAAACAAGGAGAAGAAGAACATGGGAGCAACAACAACAACCAAGGCTTACCCAAGGGTTGACATTCAACTAGTGAACCCAAAGCACTTTGGAGCGATTAAGACATTGACCCGTGAAGAATGGCTACAAGCAGGAATCAACGGACTCAAGGAGATGTTCGCCGAGATTGGCGAAACCATTCCCGAGGTTTATGTCTCCGTAGGATTCCCAAAGGGAGCACGGGGCAAGGGCAAGGCGATTGGCATTTGCCACCCGTCCGCTCAATCAAGCGATGAGAAAGCGCACATTTTCATCCACCCTGAACTAGTGGATTCAGCCCGTGTGCTTGATGTCCTCGCCCATGAATTGATTCACGCCCTAGACAACTGCCAGAGCGGACACAAGGGCAATTTCGCCAGAGTTGCCACCGCTTTTGGACTTGAGGGCAAGATGACCGCCACCGTGGCAGGGTCAGCCCTCACAGCCCGTTTAAACGCCCTGATTGAACAACTAGGGGAATACCCACACGCCGTACTAATTCCAACAGGCAAGAAGCAGAGCACACGCCTAGTGAAATGTGAGTGCACAGAGTGCGGTTACATCGTGCGGACCACCCGTAAGTGGGTGGACATTCAAGGGGCGCCATTCTGCCCTTGCAACCTTCAGCAGATGAAGGCAAGCATTGAAGAACCAGAGGACGAAGACGGAGACGAGGGGTAACGATTGGGAGAGGGTTGCCCTGCGTTTAAACGGCGCAGGGTTTCCCCCTAGCAATCGCTAGGTAACGATTAGATAACAAAAGAACGACACGCCCGACACAAACTAGACACCCTGCACCGTGCAGGACTTAACTAGAACTACCAACAACAAGGAGGCAAGACATGAAGACAGCAACAAGAGAGACCTACCAAGGGTGGGCAAACCGTGAGACATGGAACATCGCCCTATTTATCAACAACGACTGGGCGGCATACGAACAGGCAAGGGGTTTCATGGTGGACTACAAGGGGCGCACACCCTTCCAAGATTTCACCGATGCCTACGGATACATAAGCACTTTTGACGGCGTGCTATTCAATGACCCGAAACTATCCAAGCGTGAACTTAACGCCATGATGAGGGAACTCGTTTAAACAACCAACAGAAACAGGAGACAAGAACATGAACTACACCCAGAAATTACGGGCTAGCAGGATAGCCAAGGCACACGCCGAGAGGCTAGGAACTACGGAGGCGCAGTTGGAGGACTGTATCCGTGGAATTATGAAGATGAAAACCATTGACGACAAGATGAACGCCATTGATTACACACTGGCACGTTTAAACAAGGAGGCAACACAATGAACGAAGACTACGAAACGCAGGAAATGGAAGACGAATACGAAGCACCGAACCTATACCTAGCAATCATGAAGGTATTCATGGAGACTAGGGGCAGTATCTACACGGCGGATGCACTCTTCACCGAGTTAATAGAGTGGGGAATCATTGAGGCAAATGACCCAGAAATCTTCAAATTTGAAGAGACATGGAAAAAAATGACAGAAGAAAGGGACGGTGTTTAAACGATGAGCATGTTAGAGATGAGCAAGACAATCGGGGCTAATGCCTTCCTACGGGTAGAGGCTTTCAGCGTGGCTGTGGAAGTCATGGACGCTAAGCAAGCGTATGGAAACACACGCTACTTAGTGAAACCAACTAACGGAACTGGTGAGGCGTGGGTAGATTCCTCTCGTGTCACTATCATGTATGGAGTTTAAACGATGTACTACACGACAGGAATTGACGAGCAAGACTTAGGATACTACTGCTGTACTGACTGCATGAACCGACACCTACCAGAAGTCAACAGGGTTGGAGAGCGCATGAAGATGCACGTTGGCAAGGGTGACCCCGAACTATGTGATTCCCTACTATGTGACAGAGAGGCTGTTTAAACAATGAAGAGATTATTGGACGAGGCTATCTTCTACGGGTGTGGACTTGCGATTGTGGGCATCATCATGTTCATGTTCGTGTCCGCTT